TGCAGACTCTGCTGAATCTACACATTTAAATGTTAAAAATACTTCAGGTGCTTCTATAGCAAAAGGAACGCCAGTTTATGTAACAGGTAGCGTTGGCAATACCGACAAGTTAGAAATAGCACCAGCGAATGCTTCTAATGCATCTCACATGCCAGCTATTGGTCTTTTAGAATCTACACTTGCTGATAATGGTGAAGGTTTTGTAGTACAGGGCGGTTTGTTAAAAGGTCTTGTAACGGATACAATTGACGGATCAGCATCTGCAGCTAATGATACAGTATATGTAAAAGCAGGTGGTGGATTGACTTTAACAAAGCCAACTGGATCAACAAACTTTATACAAAACATTGCTAAAGTAGCAAGGGTTCATAATGGTAACGGATCTCTTATAGTATCATCAATTCTTAGAACAAATGACGTTCCTAATTTATCAACAGGAAAGATATGGGTAGGTGATAGTAATACTATTGAATCTACAGTTGTACATATTGATGAAACAAATGGTAGAGTAGGAATAGGGACTGATAGTCCTTCTACAATACTTGAAATAGAAGATTCTGGTGCAAATTTATTAGATTTAACAAGAACAAATGTTGGTACTTATAGACTGGCAATATCTGGTAATGATAGATTTTCTATTTATGATGTAGGAGCTGATGAAGAAAGATTATCAATAGACTCCAGTGGCAACGTAGGGATTGGGACTGATAGCCCGTCAGAATTACTACATATACATACGGGTGATAGCGGTGGAGTTGCAAATAATGCAGCAGATGAAGTTTTAGTTGAAGGTTCAGGAGATACAGGAATAACAATTTCAAGTCCATCTACAAATATAGGTACTCTTGCTTTTGGTGATAATGATGTTTCTCTTAGAGGAGCAGTACGTTATGACCACAGTAATGATTCTATGGATTTTAGAGTTTCTTCAAATACAAGAATGACTATAGACTCTAGTGGTAACGCAACTTTTACAGGAAATTTAACAGTTGGCGATGGTCATTTTATTGGTGATGATAGTTTTGACAATTTGCTTTTACAAGCTGGAGGTACAGGTAACTTAGAAAATTTAGTTTTAAGTGCGTCTAATGACCTTATATTTTATACAGGTGGAAGTTCTCCTAATTCTTATGGTACACAAAGATTAAGAATATTTAATTCTGATGGTAGAGCATATTTTACTAACAGCGTAGGAATAGGTACTGATGGTCCAACAGAATCGCTACACGTTTTAAGTAGTGGAAACATATCAAGATTTGAATCTACAACAGCTACAAGTAATGTTGTAATTGAGAATAGCACAACAACCACTAAAATTGGTAGCGTATCAAATAATTTTGTTGTTGATTTAGACCCAACGGATTCTGTGGCAAGTTCTAACATTATTTTAAAAAGTGATGGAACTGAACGAGCAAGATTTAAAAGTAGTGGTGACATATCCTTTCGTGATACTTCTATTAACGAAGCATTCTACTGGGATGCGAGTACTGCGAGATTGGGAATAGGGACTACGAGTCCATTAGACCTTCTTCATATAAAATCGACCACTACTGATGCTAGATTGTTCTTAGATGGTTCTGTAGATTCAGAATTAAAATTTGCTCAATCTGGTACAGTCAAATATTCTATTGGACACGATGCTGGTACAGGAAATTTTGTAATTGGAACTACTAATGTTGATACTGAACAAAGATTAGTTATTGATTCGAGTGGGAATGTGGGAATAGGGACTGATAGTCCTGCTGCTAATTTAGATATTTTAAATGGTATTACAGGCGCATCTTTAAAACTTTCAGCTACTACTACTGCTTATTGGCAAATCCAAAGAAATTCAACTACAGGTAACTTAAACATTTCAGATGACGCTTTAGGTAATGTAATGTCTTTTGACCAATTAACAGGTAACGTAGGAATAGGGACTGATAGTCCTGATACTTTGCTTGACGTTGCTAAAGACGGCACAGGAAATGATGCACCGATTATAAGAATAACTAACAAAAAAGGTATAGGCAACTGGAGTGCTGTTACGGACTCTATGGGTAAACTTGAGTTCTATTCAGACGATAGTAGTGGTAATGCCCCTTATGCGACTGGTTTTGTTTCTGTCGAGAATGACTTTACAACAGGTGCGCCAACACTTCCAAGCGGTGCTTTAGTATTTGGTACAGCTACCTATAATGCTTCAGGTGGTGCAGTAGAAAGAATGCGAATAGATTCTAGTGGTAGAGTTGGGATAGGTATTTCTTCAGGTCTTACTTATCCTTTAACAATTCAAGGAGAAACAGGTGTAAACAACTCTTATGTTCACTTTGTAAACGCTACAACAGGGACTGCATTTAGCGATGGAACTCAAATAGGAGTGCCAGATGGTCAATCTTATTTTCTTATAAACCAAAGAGAATCAAGTGATATTCGTATTAACGTAGGTGGCTCTGAAAGAATGCGTATTGTAAGTGGTGGTGGCATACAAATACCAAATGTGAATGCTACAAACGAAATTCAATTTACAGGAACTGAATACTCAAACATTTATTCAGCAACTACTGCTGGATTTGATATAGGAACTAACAGTTCAAGTGGAACATCTTATTTACGTTTACTTACGGAAAATACCGAACGTGTCCGTATAGATTCTAGTGGTAGAGTTGGGATAGGAATGACTCCTTCAAACTATTCTGGATATATGTTGCAAATTAATGGCGGTACGCAATCTTTTATGTCTTTTGGAAATTCTACTACTGGAACAGGAGCATTAAATGGATTAGTTATTGGTAATGATTCAACTGGTGCAGACATATATCAAAGAGAAGAACAACCACTTCGCTTTCATACTAACAACACTGAGCGAATGCGTATAGATTCTAGTGGAATAGTCACAGGTACAATAACTGATGATAGCTTTAGTGACGTAGACCAGTTAATTTTAAAAAGAATTTGGTCTACAGGTTCTTCAGGTGACAGGTCACACGGAATAGCTTTGAAAGATGCAAATTCTACAATGGCAAGAATATATGCTGATAGAGTTAATTCTGGAACTAATTATAAAAGTGATTTAGTTTTTATAACAAATACTGGCGCAACTGGTACAGATACTTCCGAGAAAATGCGTATTGATTCGAGTGGCAACGTTGGTATTGGCACGACTAGCCCTGGTGGTAAGCTAGATATAAAAACCCCAATGGGCACCTCTGGCCGATTTGACGGTGCTCAATTAAGACTTGAATCAACTAATACAGTAGATACTACAGGTTTCCAAGGGATTAGATTTGCAACAAGTACCACCCCTAATTATGGTTGGAGCATGGGCGCTAATAGAAGTGGTAGTGGTAGAGGCTCGTTTAGATTTTTTGAACATATTAATAGTATAACCGGAGTTGAAAGGTTTACTATAAAGCAAGATGGCAACGTAGGAATAGGGACTACTAATCCTGCTTATAAGTTAGACATTAGTGGTTCATTAAGAGCAACAACAGGAATTTTTTTAGGCAATATTAGTACGTCAGGTTCTGTTCTTTTTAATGACAATCAAGGTATTAATTTTGGCAATAGCAATGCAAAAATTTACGGTTCAAGTACTGATGGTATAAAGTTTAATGGTGGCGGGTCTGAAAAGATGCGTTTAACTCAAGCAGGAAACGTGGGAATAGGGACTACGAACCCAGGTGTAGCATTAGACGTAGTGGGAGCAATACGAGCTACTGGAGATGTAACAGCTTTCCATTCTTCTGATGAAAGATTAAAAGCAAATAAAAAAATAATAGAAAATGCTACTGATAAAATTGAACAAATCGGCGGATATGAATTTGATTGGGTGCCTAAAGAAGGCGTTCATATAAATGAAGGGCATGATATTGGAGTAATAGCTCAAGAAGTAGAGAAAGTAATACCTGAAGTTGTAGTTACAAGGGATAACGGATATAAAGCCGTTAAATACGAAAAATTAGTACCTTTGCTTATCGAAGCTGTAAAAGAGCTATCTGAAAAGGTTAAGATCTTGGAAAACAAGTAATAATATAAATATGTTTAATTTAATACAATAACTATGAGTAAACTAACTGAAAAAGAGCTTAAAAAGCTAACTGATCAATTAACTGAAATTTCTAAACTGAAAGCATCACTAGGTGATCTTGAAATTAGCTATCAAGTACAAAAGCAAAGCTTACTAGCACAAGCAACCGCTGCTCAAACAAAATTCAACGATCTTGGCAAAGATATTGAAGATGAGTATGGTAAATGTACAATTGATATTGGTACAGGAGAACTTACACCTGTAGAAGAGGATGTTGATCCGTCTCAGTTACAAAAAGTAGAAGATTAAAACTTTAAATAATTATTATGAATATTACATACGATTGGAAGATAACGGCTATGAAAAAAGCACCAGCGCTTGACGGACTGTCAGATGTTATCACACATATTAGATTCGATTATACGGGTACAGATGCAGATTCTGGGGAAAGTCATACTTTCTCCGGGGCTTGCCCTGTCGGAACTCCTGATGCAGAAAACTTTACAGAGTTAGCTACTTTAACAGAAGCTGATGTAATTTCTTGGGCACAGGCTAATCATCCTACAGATCATATGAATGAAGTTATAGAGAAAGCAATATCTCAAAAAGTAACTCCAACTAATGTGGATGCGGACATGCCTTGGGCACCTGAAGAAGAAACTCCAGAATAAGTATGGCTTTACCTAGCAGTGGACCTTTATCTATAGGCGATATAAGAACAGAATTAGGTAATACAAGTGGTTCTTTAAGAACTTTATCTGCTGATGCTGGTTTATCATCTCCTGATGCTATAAGTGAATTTTATGGATATAGTTCATTTTCTTCCCTTCCTACATCAACATACAACTTAGCTAATACCTTACATTTTTCTATACAAGCGGATGACGTTGCATGCTATTCAGGGACAGGCACGGTTTTAAATGATACTTCTGGAGTTTCAGGCGGAACTTCTGCAAATTCAAAAGCAATATTATATGGAGGCACAAGTTGGGTTTCTACAGGCGGAAAATATTGGTCTTGTGATGGGGTAAATGATTTTATTTCAATTGATCCACTTAAATTACCAAGGATTGCAACTTATATTACTGTTGCAAAATCTCCTACTACAAATTGGAATAATTCTGCTGGATTAGGGTCATCTAGAAGAGGAAACGGATTTATAATTCATAATGATATTAATACTACTAATTGGAGAGCATATTATTACGGAAGAACCACTTCCCAAATAGTTCAACTAGGTGGGACTTTATCTTCTACCCCTACCGATTGGGCGATGTATGTTATAGTAACGCATGATCCTTATGACTCCCTAGGAAGAAGACACAGAGCATATTATAATAATACGCTTGTAGCTAGTAGTACTGCTTCAAACAACAGAACAACTACTCCATTCGTGGGACACACTATAGTTTTAGGAAAAGATGACAATGCTTCGATATTTAATGAAATATATATTCATGCATTTTTAATGTATGAATCTGGGTTGACAGGAGCAGAAATAACTACTTTGTGGAATTATTTTAATGCAAAATTACCATAATGCAAAAAAAATATTTAATTATACCGGCTTTTGAAATACCAAATATAAATTTTGATGAGATAGGTGCGGGATCAGCAGAGGAGCTTAGACTTTCTTTAGATGAACAATGGGCCGTAATAAGATATAATGCTGATCAACGACCAAGCGTTTTTTCTACTGATTATAATGAATACACGCATTCTGAAATATTAACAATAATGCATACAAAAGAATGGAGTCCACCAATTGTATCGCCAGAAGATGAAATTATAGAAAATGACGTGCCACTATAAAAGTGGTATAAAAGTATAATAAAATATGAATTTAATAAGAAAAATATCTATAGGAGCCAACTACAAGGATGCGATGCACTATATCTTAAACCAAAGTGTTCTTGGCGGAAGCTATACGATATCAGATATAGCTCAAGATGGTGACGGATATAGCGTTTGGGTTAAGAAAAACAATGAGTCTGTTAAGTGGAAAGAATTCAAAAACATACCTATAGTAATTGAATACAATATAAATGTAATATGACACCAAGATGGGACTATCTTATAACTCCTTACGGAACGGAGTACAACAACACAAAAACAATAGCGGGGGAGAATTTAGTGATCAATACATCAATAGAGAATGCAAACTTTGTGAACAGGCTGGGGGTTGTGTCTGCGGTGCCGAATGGTGGGAAAATACCACTGGGTAGTATTGTTGTTCTACACCATAATGTATTTAGAACATATCTAGATATGAAGGGTAGGAAAAGGAAAAGCAACGAATACTTTAGAGAAAATCAGTATCTTGTAGATTCAAGTAAAATATACATGTACAATGAAGGTAATGGCTGGAAAACTACGGAAGGGTATTGCTTTATTAACCCTATCGATCATATTCAAGATTCTGAAATCTATAGATCAGATAAACAAAAGGAAGAGCATGTGGGAGTTGTAAAAAACAGTAGTTTGTATAAGGAGGGAACTAAAGTTGGGTTCACTAAGAACTCCGAATATGAGTTCACTATAGATGATGAAAAAACCTATAGAATGAAAGATTCAGATATTTGTATTAAATTTAACTAATGTGGATTCTTTTTTCAAAAACAACATGTCTATTGTCATAACATTTGTGGCAAGTGTTTTTGCTGCTGGGGGGATATTCTCAGAATTTACAGCACTAAAGGATGAGTTGAGATTGGTTCATGAGAGGTTGGATGAAAAGGTTTTGGTTATAGAAAAAATCGAATATAGAGTAATAGAGCTAGAAAAAAAGACAGAATACGAAAGAGGATTACTAGACGCAAGAAGTAAAATTAAATATAATGAGTAAAGACACAATTAATATAAAGTCGAATGATATTAGCGATGAGCTAAAGGAAATACAAAAAAGCATTAACTTGTTGTCTATTGCTTTTGTAGATATTATGACGATTAAGCAAAATCAAAGTGAAACAAATAGCTCCAACGATATTATTCTTAGGAATTTTGATGGAGCATGGCACACAACAACTACTTTTAATGCAGAAGAATGATGAAGACAAGGTCCTTGACACTATAAATAGAGTTATTGAGGCTGGAGAAAGGGCTGTAGAGGAGTTAATAAAGGTTGCTCAGGAAAAAATAATCACAGGGAAGCCAGACGATGATCTTGCTGCTGATAGATTAAAGAATGCGGCTGCTACAAAAAAGCTTGCAATATTTGATGCTTTTGAAATACTTCAAAGAATAGAGAACGAAAGAGAGAAACTAAATGGCGAAGACGGGACTAAAAACAGTAAAGGAAAGGATACAGGATTCCAAAGCTTTGCCGAGTCTAGAGGAAGAAAGTCTTAAGCTTTGTAAGGTATTAGATCATATACCAACAAAGGACTTAAAATCTGGAAATAAAAGCAAGTCTTGGGCGTATGGTTACAATGCCAAGCACGATGTTGTTGTTATATCAAAAAGTGGTCAGATAGGAAAGGTTGTAGAAATACAGAATTTAAAAATAGCACTACCTTTGCAGCCGAATAAAATCTACCAAAAAAGTGCTAAAGAATCAGAACAATACTGGGAGGCGTTTGAACACCCCAAAGAGCTTAAAAAGATCAAGACCATATTCCAGTGGAATGAGTACCCGAATGCATTCAAAGAAACATGGGTCGATTACATTGAGAATGAGTTCGAAAGAAGAGAAGGTGGTTTTTGGTTTAAGAATAATGGCATTCCTACTTATATTACTGGCACTCACTACATGTACCTTCAGTGGACAAAGATTGACATTGGACATCCAGAATTTAGAGAGTCAAATAGAATCTTCTTTATATTTTGGGAAGCATGTAAAGCAGACAACAGATGCTATGGAATGTGCTACCTCAAAAACAGACGGTCTGGGTTTAGCTTCATGTCATCATCAGAGACAGTCAACCAGGCTACAATCACCTCCGATGCTAGGTTCGGTATTTTATCCAAGAGTGGTTCAGATGCAAAGAAAATGTTCACAGACAAGGTCGTTCCAATATCAACAAACTATCCCTTCTTCTTCAAGCCAATACAAGACGGTATGGATAGACCAAAAACAGAGCTTGCCTACAGGGTGCCAGCATCAAAGCTTACAAGAAGATCTATTGCGGACACAGAAAGTGAAGAGACACTTACAGGACTCGACACTACAATTGATTGGAAGAACACTGGAGATAACTCATACGATGGTGAAAAGCTACGACTCCTTGTTCACGATGAATCTGGAAAGTGGGAGAAACCAGATAATATCCTCAACAACTGGCGTGTCACTAAAACTACATTAAGACTAGGTAGAAGGATCATAGGAAAGTGTCTTATGGGATCTACTTCCAATGCCTTAGATAAAGGAGGAAGTAACTTCAAGAAACTCTATAATGACTCAGATGCTAGTAGAAGAAATGCAAATGGTCAAACCAAAAGCGGTATGTATTCACTTTTCATCCCGATGGAGTGGAACTTTGAGGGGTTTTTAGATCAATATGGACAGCCTGTCTTTAGAAAGCCAAATAAAGCCGTTTTAGACCCCTATGGTGACGTTATAGATAGTGGAGTACTAGACTACTGGGAAAATGAAGTAGAGAGCCTTAGAAACGATTCTGACGCACTTAATGAGTTCTATAGACAGTTTCCTAGAACGGAAGGTCATGCATTTAGGGATGAGGCTAAGAATAGTTTATTCAACCTAACTAAGCTATACCAGCAAATAGATTACAATGACGGGTTAGAGAGGCAAAGAGTTGTACAGAGAGGCTCTTTTCATTGGCAAAATGGAATAAAGGACAGTGAAGTTGTTTGGAGTCCTGATAAGAATGGGCGTTTTTATGTTACATGGATACCACCAAGAGAGCTAAGAAATAGAGTTATAACCAAGTCAGGGATTAAATACCCTGGAAATGAGCACATAGGTTCTTTTGGTTGTGACTCTTATGATATCTCTGGAACCGTAGGGGGTGGAGGGTCTAATGGAGCTCTTCACGGTCACACAAAACCAAACCTTGATGGACCATCTAATTCTTTTTTCCTTGAATATGTATACAGGCCACAGACTGCAGAGTTGTTCTATGAGGATGTTTTAATGGCTATGGTTTTTTATGGGATGCCTGTACTTGCAGAGAACAACAAGCCAAGGCTCTTGTATCACTTAAAAAATAGAGGTTATAGGAAGTGGAGTATAAATAGGCCTGATAAGAATAGAAATGATTTATCAAAAGCAGAAAGGGAACTAGGAGGCATACCATCGTCTCCAGCAGTCATATCCATTCACGCTGAGGCTATTGAGAGTTATATAGAAAATAATGTTGGGTTTAGTGAAAATGGCAGTGGAGACATGTATTTCACAAGGACTTTACTTGATTGGGCAAACTACGATATCAACAAAAGAACTAAATTTGATGCAACCGTTAGTTCGGGTTTAGCTATAATGGCAAACCAGAAGTATGTGGTTAAACCTCAGAAAAATAATATAGAAATAAATGTTAACTTTGCAAAGTATAATAATGGCGGCACAGTTAGCTCTATTATAAAGTAATAATATGCAAGGATCTTCTGGGAGATATGTTATAGGATTTCCAAATCAATTAGCGTCAGATGCTGAGAAGGCATCTAAAGAGTATGGACTTATGGTTGGTCGTGCTATCGAATCAGAATGGTTCAGAAGGGATGGCGGTCAATCTAGGTTTTATAATAACAGAGACACATACCACAAGCTCAGGACTTATGCTATGGGAGATCAGTCTGTACGGAAGTACAAGGATGAACTTGCCATCAATGGAGACATATCCTATCTAAACTTAGATTGGACTCCTGTACCTATAATTCCTAAGTTTGTAGATATTGTTGTCAATGGTATATCTAATAGATTGTTTGATGTAAAAGCAGAAGCTATTGATCCCATATCCTCAAATAAGAAGGCAATGTACAAGAACCGCATTCAAACAGAAATGCGAAACAAAGAGGATTTTGAGGAAATAGGAGCTCTCTTGGGAAAAAATATGTTTAGCGTTCAGCCAGATATGATTCCAGAGACTGAGGATGAGCTTGACATTCATATGACAATAGATTATAAGGATGACATAGAGATCGCTGAAGAGAAAGCGATTACATCTATATTAAGGCATAATAATTACGAGTACACTAAAAAGAGAATAGACGAAGACTCTGCTGTTTTAGGTATTTCTGCTTCAAAGCACACTTTCAATACTCACGATGGTATTAAGATTGAGTATGTAGATCCATCTGATTTAGTTCATAGTCCAACTGATGATCCTCATTTTGAAGACTGTTATTATTTTGGAGAAGTAAAAAATGTAAACATTACAGAGTTAAAAAAAATCGATCCTAAATTAACAAAGGAAGAGATTGATGAAATAGGTAAGTCTTCCTCTAAGTTTGATTCATATCAAGGAACAAGAGGCGGATACCAAACAGATAACTTTGATCTTAATACAGCTACGTTATTATACTTCTGTTATAAGACAGACAAGAATATTGTATACAAGAAAAAGAAAAACTCCTATGGAGGAGATAAAGTGCTAAGAAAAGACGATCAATTTAATCCACCGAAAAGTGAACAAGCACGTTTTGAAAAACTATCTAAAAGAATTGACGTATGGTACGAAGGTGTTCTTGTGCTAGGAACAAACAAGATTCTCAAGTGGGAATTAATGAAAAACATGGTGCGACCAAAAAGCTCGATGCAGAAGGTGTTTGCACCGTTCGTTGTAAGTGCGCCAAAAATGTACAAGGGACAGATTGATTCTTTAGTAAAAAGAATGATACCTTTTGCTGATCAAATACAGTTGCTTCACTTAAAGCTACAACAAGTTGCGGCTAAAATGATACCAGATGGGGTGTTCATTGATCTTGATGGAATATCTTCAATAAACTTAGGTAACGGAAACACATATTCTCCTCAAGAGGCATTGAATATGTACTTTCAGACTGGATCAGTTTTAGGTAGAAGCTTCACGGAAGAGGGTGAGTTTAACAGTGGAAAGATTCCAGTTCAAGAGCTAACGTCCTCTGGGGCTAATTCAAAGATATCCTCCTTAATTAACATGTACAACTACAACTTGAATATGTTAAGAGGTGTTACAGGATTAAACGAAGCCAGGGATGGATCTATGCCAGACTCAAAAGCACTAGTTGGAATTCAAAAACTAGCTGCCTTAAATTCAAATACAGCAACTAGACATATACTTAAGTCTGGTTTATTTATAACAGAGAGACTAGCGGAATGTGTTGCGTATAGAATATCTGATGTTCTCGAGTATTCTGACATGAAAGATGATTTCATTAAGAACATAGGAAAATACAGTGTAGATATATTAGAAGAAATTAAAGAACTTCACCTACACGACTTTGGTATTTTCATTGAGATGCATCCTGATGAGGAAGAGAAGCAGATGCTAGAGCAAAACATCCAAACATCTCTTTCAGCTGGAAAGATAGACATTGATGATGCGATTGATATTAGAAACGTTAAGAACGTAAAGATAGCGTCTCAACTGCTTAAGGTTAGAAAAAGAAGAAAAGAGAAGCTGGATAACAAGAGACAGCAAGAAAACATTGCCTTACAGGCAGAGGCAAACCAACAGGCTGCTTTAACTGCAGAACAAGGAAAGCAACAAACAGCACTAGCTAAAATGGAGGCTGAGGCTAAAATAAAACAGCTTGAAGCAGAGCTAGAAATGCAGAGAATGCAACAAGAGTTTATCCTTAAGTCTGAACTTATAAAACTGCAAAAAGGAATTGAGGGCCAAATAAAGGGCAATGAGATCATGATGCAGAAAGAGAAAGATGAGTACAAGGAGGACAGGAAAGACAAGAGAACTGCAAAGCAAGCCACACAACAGTCTAAATTAATACAACAAAGACAGCAAGACTTAGATCCAATTGATTTTGATGGTCAAGACTCGTTAGGGTCAGGTCTAGAGGGAATCGTTGGCATTGATTAATTATTTAATTTTGCACTATAATTTAATTTAATTCAAATGGAATGGAAAGTAAGGGCTTTGGATGCCGATGGTAATCCTATTGAGCCAAAACAAAAGGAACAACCGCAGGAAGAGGTGACGCAAGAAGTTGCACAAGAGCCTACGGAAGAAGTAATAGAAGAAGTACAAACACAACCTCAAGAGGATGGCATACAAGAGCAAGAAAACAAAGACGTCGTACAGCAGCAAACAGAAGAGCAAGAAGACGTACAAGAAAAGCAAGAAGTAGAGAAACCATTTGAGATTGATGATAATAGCATTTTAAGCTATTTGAAAGACAGGCACGACCTTGAGGTCGAGTCTATTGACGTTCTTAAAAATACTGGAAAAAAACAAGAGCAATCTATACCAGAGGATGTTGCTAAGTTTATGGAGTACAAAAATGAAACAGGTCGTTCATTTGATGACTACGCAAAACTGCAGCAAAACTGGTCAGAAGTAGATGAGACAACACGCTTGAGAGAATATTACAAGCAAACAAAACCTCATCTAGACATGGAGGAGATCGATTACCTAATTGGAGAGCAGTACAGCTATGATAGTGAACTGGACGAAGAGAAGGAGATCAAGGCCAAGAAGATTGCATATAAAGAAGAATTATACAAAGCTACAAGTTACTTTGAAGGATTGAAGGAAAAGTATAAGGCACCTCTTGAGTCAAGAGATGCTGACATTCCAGAGCCCTACAAGGAAGCTTTTAACTTTTATAATCAATATAGAGAACAATCTGAGCAAGAAACAAAGTCTCAAGGTGAGCGCTCTCGTATCTTTATGGATAAAACGAATACTCTTTTTTCTGATGAGTTCAAAGGTTTTGAATTTAATGTTGGAGAAAAAAAGCAGTCGTTTCGCCCCAAAGACCTAGGTAAGGTTAAAGAAGTTCAATCAGATATAAACAACTTTTTTAATCAGCACTTAGACGAAAAGGGTGTCGTTAAAGATATAAATGCGTATCACAAAGCTTTATACGCTGCACAGAATGCGGATTCATTAGCTAAGTACTTTTATGAACAAGGAAGGGCTGATGCTACGGATGGTATTGTCAAGGAAACAAAAAACATTGACATGTCTGTTCGTAAAAATGCGCAAACTGATGTAGGAGGTACAAAGTTTAGAGCAGTTTCTTCTGATGATACGTT